CCACGGCATTTTGTACGGATTTTAAATGTTTAATAATGTTACACAGTTCTGCTCCACCCCATCAACTACCTTCATCCCCATTTTTTTTAAAAATTCAATAGCACGGACATTTTGAGGGTATAACATACAGATAAAACTATTCCCCATTACTTCTTTTGCCACCCTCCAAAATTCTTCCTTAACCCTTTTTGTTCTGTATTCTATATTTATCCCAAATGAGTAAAGGTTATTAGGAATACAGCACATATAACCTATTTCATGCCCATCATCTTCAATGGCATAGTAACTCATTTTTGCTTCCTGACTTACTATATCTATCATCCTCATTGTTTCATTTACCGCTTCGTCTAAACTAAAGTCGTCGCCCCAATATTTATCCAAAAGTTCCCTATCCCCTTTATACGAAAATTCTACCAAATCCCGTAACTCAAATTTACTTATTTTATTTAATTCTATCATTTATTTGTTCGTTAGTGGGCTATCTTTAAACATTATACTTACTTCGGATAACCAAATTAAATCAGATGCGTTTTGTTTAACTAATTTTACAACTAAATACGACCCTTTAACTATATCGCCATTTAAAATACCTCCAATACTATTAGAATCTCTCAATATTGCGGCCTGAAATTGCCCTTCCAAAGTAGCAAAATCATATTCTCCAAGCATTGTTTCCTGAAGCTGCCCTGCATAAGAATATACATCCCCATAAGCTAACGGCATAGCCCAGATAGCACTTGCCAGTTCTGTTATACTTTCCCATGTTTTCTTTTCAAGATAATTAAGGTTAAATACTAATGTTATGCTGCAATCGTATTGCACCCCATAAAAAGATGAGTAGGTTGTTGTATTATCATGCTTCCATAAACCTCCGTTCTTCCATGAATAAATTACGTCTTCTGCTGCTTCTAACCATTCTGCTGTATTATAACTAAAGAAAGAACTATACCCATTTCTTTTTTCATTAAATGAAAAAGCATAGTTGTCAATAGTTTCGCTTCCCCTTATCCCACCTTGAAGTAAACAAACATATTCTTCGTCAAAATAATTGTAAATGCCTAAAACTTTTGAGTTTTGTGTATAAGCATCTATACCTGCAACGGTATGGGTATAAGTCTTATTATAAGGGGTAAGCAAATCTCTTATATAGAACTGCCCTTTATAAAGTTCGCTTATTGGGATTAACCCATCTTGACTTAATCTTACCTGATAGCCACGAACAGGGTCAACAAAATAAATAGCCTGTTTGCTAACTACTATACTGCAATACTGTGTACCAACCCCATATTCGCCTTTATAGTATTCTACATTATCTTTAGTCAATATCTCATTTGTAGTGGTTAATTGGTCAGTATCACTATTACTTTGAATGAATTTAGTGAACACCCCAAAATGCCCTACTGCCCTTTCCTGAAATAATATTAATGCCCTATTCATAGTCACAAACCTCTGAATAGCCCCTCTTGACCTATCTACCTCATTAAAATTATTTGGGAAGAACCTGTTAATCTGATTAATATTAGTGTCTTGCTGATAAGATAACCCCCATCTTAAAAGAGTATCATATTTTATTTCCTTTTCATCCGGGTTAACCACCAATGCCCTTCCATTGGAGTTTACTTTGCTTTCATAAAAATCTGAAAAATTAGGGTCAATAACCCCTACTGTGAAATCATGTTCTGTATCAATAAACGTTATATCTCCTGAAACTGAATTTGCGCTAAATGGAGTTGAACCAACAGGGCTTTCCTGTAAATAAATTACAACTGTTCGATTAGCCGGAATGGTCAATGTTACATTTATGTCCATTTGGAATATCTGCCCATTAGATACACCACCTGTTAATTGAGAAATAACAGTAATAAGCCCACCGCCACCACCCGGATTTTTTGTTTGTAAAATAAGGAATAAAGTATTAGTTGTAGTACTCAATGCCCTGAATTTTGGGTCTCCCTTGATATTAAATGTTACAGCTACTAACCCTGTTTTTATAAGCCAGTTATTAGGGTTTGATGTATTGCCTGCTACGGTATTCTTAACTGTATATGAAGTCCCGGTTGGGATAGTTGGGACACTTAAAACCAATACTGGTTCATTCTGCCATATATATGTTACCTCCGGGACTATATTAGCAGTAAAAAATGCACCAGCCCTTACTTCTCTAAGCCTATACCAGCTATCCCCTCCTCTGAAAAGGCAAATTGCAGGGGTAACTAAATCAGATGTTTGGTTTTGAATATTCCCCTGATGGTAAGCAAGCGATGTGCCTGGATTCCCTACTGGAAAATATTCACCTATTTCATAGTAAACATTAAGATTATTAGCTACTGATTTAGCCGGAGTATAAAGTTCAATATAATAAAAATAATAGGCATTAGAAAGAAAATTTCCAAAATCAAAAGCTACACTTGTGGTTGGAAGATTTATTTTTAAAAATGTACCACCTTGAGGTAACCCATCAATAATCGGATTTACTTCTATCCCCACTATTTCATAGTCATGTGTATTACTATAATTTTGTGCTACTGTTTTATCATTATTAAATAATGCCACAAACTTTATCCTATCCCCAACAAGAAAATCATACGAAATAATAGAAGTCGGGTATTGTACTTTATAAGTATTTATTGATTCTATGGATATATATGCAAACGTATCATTCTTAAATGTTCTGTCGCTTATCCATGACAGAAAGTTTGATTTTGTAAGATTATTTGTCCTTACAGGCTTCCATGCAACTGCCCAATCCGGCGGTCTGCTATTGATGGTCATTTGAACTGCTGTAAGTTCAAATATCTGTGCATCTGGTGTAAGAACAAGTGGTGTAATATTGGCTACAAAACTTTCATCTGTTGTAACGCCATTGTTTTTTCCTTTTGCATCTATATACTCTATTCCCCAATTTTCTTTACTGCTAAACTCATTTGCCGGAACTGATTCATTTGCAGATTTAAGGTTATTACCATTACCATACACTATTGAAGTGTATAATATATTATTAGATATAGTTAATACTATACTGTTTGACGTAGTGCTTACTATAGTAAATCCAAAACCTGATGCAATTGAACTTATCTGCGTAATCATATCAGATATAGTCGTTGAAGCAGATATTGCTGCTGCATTTATGTTATAAGTTGATGCCCCTGCTTTAATTACAATATCAATATCAGAACTTTGCCCTGCACTGGAAGCATAAGCAGGTTTGCCAACAAGAGATATTCTTATATTACCTAACCCTGTTTTTTGTGTTACCATCCCTTGTACAGGATAACCAACTTCAGAAATATCATCATCCTGAATTGCTATATCTACATCCGGTACAACCGGATTATGCCCTTCAGTAATGCCACCATATACAATTACATTCCCGTTTAAAAGTTCTTGCGTGTTTGCTAAATCAGGAACTCTATCGAAATCTAAAAGGCTTTCCTGTAAATCTACATAATCGTATGCTTCATTATTATAAAATGCCCATATATAGGTATCATCGCTTGGAATTGATAATTCGCTTTTGTCAAGTATTTGTACTGAAAAAAAGTTCCCCCATGTAACCCCTAAATTTTCCTGTGCAGCTATTTCTATACTTACCACATCTTGGCCGCCAGTTTCAAATATTAATCCTATACGGCAATTTTTTGTTGGGTCGGTATCAACTGCTTGGCTCGTATAATTAAAAGGGACAGGCATTTTACTAATGCTGCTCCATGTTGATTTTTGAAAAGTCCCGTATATAAACCTATACTTAAACCTATATAGTTTATTCTTTAAATTATTGACTATCGAAGTTGCATCATCTTCATAAGCACAGGCAATAGGTATTTCAGGCGGTTGTTTTGCCACATCAAGATATTCAGACAGCCAATCAGTGCCAAATAAATTATCCAGCGCATCTTTTATATTTAATTCTCTTGGACGGTTTAATCTGTCTGTCCACGTAAGTATATCTCCATCTTCTTCTGTTGTATAAATTATATTTACTGATGGTATAGGGTAATTTAACTGGAAATTTAAAATATCAGTTTGAGAATCAGTAAAACTTATTAATACCGGAGTAATCGTATTGTCTGAAAGGGTATATTGATAAATACCATTTCTACCATTGTTATTCCAGTTAAACCAAAAAATCCTTTGCTTTAACCCATCGTAAAAACTACCAATACAATTATTAATTCCTGCTGGTAAATCATTATTTGTTACTAAAGTATTCCCCGGTATATTTTGTGCAGTTAATCCTTGTGCGCCCCCATAGAACCTTATATTTAAGGCATTAATATGCTGGTTAGCCAAAATAAATTCCGGCTTGTCGTCTAAGTTCATAATCCCCGCAAATCTTTTTTGTTCTATGGGCATTTTTAACTTGGTATTATTTCTTGTGCCAATACCGCACTTTCATTTGCTATAAAATTTGTTACCCCTCCCTGTGTTACTAAAATTGCCTGGTTAGCATCAAACATTACCTGTTGCCCTACTACTACTTTTGTCCCGAAATAACTAACCCCATCTACCAGCCCAAATAAAAATCGTGTACTGGCATCAGGTATCCCCATTCCCGGTCTATTATCCGTTGCACCGTTCTGTACTATTATCTGATTTATACTTGCCCAACTATCTCCATATACTCCCGTAGGGCGTATGGAAACCATAGGATATAATAGCCTTGTATAAACATTTAATGCCATTCGCTATTGATTGAAAAATTATAATCTGTTGAGCCTGAAACTGCCAATACTATCTGGTCATTTGCTAATAAATTCCTTTTCACCGATGATTCATAAAACCCATACATACTTGCCAATACTGTCCCTTGTGGTATTATATAATAACTATTACTTCCTCTTTTAATTGCAAGATTAGCGGTTACAGGCAAATCAGTCCTATTGACTAATGAAAACGATTCAAGTACGCACCCTTCCGGGTATGTTATATTATAAAATGACGTACTCGTATTCCCAAATATTGCCTGCATATTATGTTTTAACTGCTAATCTTGTTTGTTCCTGCGATGCTTGATATTTTTCCTCCTGTGTAGTTGGTTTCCATCTTGCAATAGCTAATCTTCTTTCATTAAAAAAATCATTTCTTAAATCTCTGGAAATACCAACCTGTCCACGTTTCACAGACATGGCTTTTTTATCTTTCCACCATAACCAAGCCATTAATGCCTCTCTGAATTGTATTGGCAAATAGTAATCTTGCCCTTCCACTGGCGTAGGTGATTTAACATACTCAAGCATTAAATAATCCCATCTGAAATTTTGGTCTAACAGGATAATCCCATTTTCAGTATCAACTTTAAAACTCCCTGTAAAGGGTTCTCCGCTTGGCACTCCCATTATTTGAGAATATCCAGTTCCGCTCCACCAATTATTCCATAGGGTACTATTCCATCCGCTCAATACCCAATTACTTAAATCATCTGTTTTTTCAACTCTATCAGGTAATAAATCTGCATAAGTAGTAAGTTTTTCATTATAGTAAAGTGGTATAATTTCTCCTCTTGGATTAAGTACCCCTACTTTTGACCATTGAAGGTAATCTGCCGGGAGTGTTACTGTAAAATTTGAATTAACGGGTAACTTAACTGCCTGTATTCTATAAAAAAAATCAATCCCTAACATCTCAAAACCACGAAACGCACTATGCCAAAGTTTAAAATATTTATTATTTGACTGTTCGGATTCTGATAAATAATCCAGTATTACAGAATCCAATGTTATATAAGGCTGATGTTGGCTCATGTTAATGCTATTATTGCAGTTTCATCCATAATATAATAAGTGTTCCCATTTTCTTCTACAGGTGTACCCCAAGCGTGTACCCTAAACCCAATATCTCCTTTCTTTAATTTCATTGGTCGTTTAGTTGTACCAGAACCAACTTCAATAACCTGTACTTTGTCCGAATCCTTTCTACAGCTTTCCGGGACTATTAATCCACCATCGGTTATTTCAGGACTTTCAAAAAGCCTTACTAAAATGTTATTTTTTATTGGTTGTATCATAATTCTTTTTTAGTTCTTTTTCTTTTAGGCTTTTCTTCGGTATTTAATACCTGATTTGCTGATTCCTCATTTACTTCTATTATTTGAGCAGGAATATCAGGGATATAAACGGTAGGCATTTCTTTCCATAAACTATAATCTCTTTCTAAAAACCATTGTCTGTTCATCCCGTTTACTGAAGCGTACACTTGTTTTCGTTCTTCATCTACCATCTCTACTTTCATTACATCTCCATTAATTCCTATATACTGTTTTGTTTCCATTTTATTTAATTTTTATGTAGATTTAACTATATCTGCTCCATCATTTTGAGCATCAACAGCCTGATTATGTTCCATCATTAATTGTTTTATTATATATTCCTGCATGATTGGAAAGTAATCTCCCGGAACATTTATATTACTATCCAAATCTGTACTATCCCCAGCACTTACCATTGTTACATTTGCGGTATATTGGCTAAGTAAAATTGTTGTTAATATATATGCAGTACTCCCCTGATAATACGCTAATAATTTGTTTGGTATTGGTCGCATATTTTGGAAAAAAGTACGCTGATTTTCAGAAAGCCAAACAACGGTTTGAGAAATTTGCGGGGAACTATTATCCAAGAACTGTAATGTAGATACACCTTCGTTAGTTCCTAACCCAACCGGGACACTTGGTAATGCTACTTTATAAACAAACTGTGTGTCTGGTAATACTTCTAATCCTGTAAATCTTGAATAAAAACTATTATTAACAAATGCTACCGCTTCAAGTTGTCCATTCTCTCTATAATTTTGCTTGGCTGCAAATGCAGTCGCATCTTGTATGTAATTGTTAACCAACCCCACTGTTATAGTAGCTTCTGAAGACGGGAATCCATTATAAATAAATCTTCGTATTCTTTCTATGAAAGCTCTGCGTGTCATTATTGCCCTTGATTTTTTATTTCATTTGAATATTGCAATACCACCCCTAATTGTAAATTAACTCCAATTATTGCCAATGCCCTTACTATGATATTCAACATATCACTATCTGACCATACTGGTTGGTGACTTGAAAATGGGTTATATATTGGCCTGTTATTATTATCTAAAGTATATCCCCATATAATAGCAGGAGGTCTTTTTACGTAACTTAAATTAGCTTGTCCAATATTATTGGGGTAAAACTTATAACCATCCGTATTTAGTACATAAACAGGGTTTTCTTCAATGGGGTCTATAGCTGAATTAACAAATGAATCCAGTTGATTTTGTTGAGCAAAACGGATATTATAAACTCCATATACCGACCAAATCTGATCTGTATATTCGTAGTAAACGGGGAAAGGCGCAACTCCCTGACCATCTACACTAAGTATTGTTCCGTAAATTAAAGGGGCGATTGACTGTCGCACCCTTTCATTATTCCCAAATTGAACAGTAGATAGTGGGCGCATAGGCATATACTTTTGGTACTCCCCCATCAAATAATCCATATAAGAAGTTTGTGCCTGGTTTATGCACAATTCAAAATCGGAAGGTGATATGTAACCGTTCGATTTATTTTTTGCACAAGCATACAAAACCAATTTATAAACGTCATCTACGGTCACTATCTACTGTTTTTTTTTATTTAAACTTGTTTTAACCTATTCTGAAAATCTGTTCCTTCGGGTGTAGGGGATAAAGCAAGCTCTGTTAAAAACTCATACGGTGTTTTACCGCTTGGTATCCTCCCTATAAAACCTTTCCCATTAGCCCATATTGCACTACCCTGTGAACTTCCAATATCAATTTTTGAATCAAGTATTGCCTGCCTTACCATATATGCCACATCTGCTTCTTTTGAATCAATGTATTTTTCTACTAATTCAGGGGTGGCATTAGCCATTAATAGTAATTCAGTTTTCAACGCATCTATTCCTTTTGGCATCCCTATATCATCTGCCGGATTAATTTTAAACCACCCTGCCAAAACTTTTATCCTTTCATCTGTCAAATTACTAACCTTGATAATGGTTTGAATTTTTGTATTTTCTCTTGCTAATCTTTCTTTTGCTTCTTCGTTAACATCATAAATATAAAAATCCCATTTCCCATTCGTATTTCTCTGCTTCCCTACATTATTAGTATTATAGGTTGCATATTCAATTTGTAAAGGCAGTCCTACCGGTAATCTGCAAACGGCATTATTAAAAATTAAACTCTGCCCGTTTTTACCCATGTATTCCTTATCCTTTAACTGCTCAACCAATTCACTTGCCCATATACTCGGCCATCCCCTCACATTGTAAATTGTTTCGTACTTATTGGTTTTAGGATTAAGAACATTATTACATCTCCAATCAATCCTAAATTTCTTTTTTGCCTTATTTACTGCCTTTAAAACCACATACTGCTGTGTTGCAATAGGTGTTAAAGAGGGAGCTGCCACTGATGGCATTTGTATTGTTTCTACTGGTTGCTGTTGGTGAATTTCACCTTGTTGGGACAAAGCAATGTCCGCTTTTGATGTTGCCATTTTACTTTTTGATTTTTAAATTAAAAAATACTGTTTTAAGGCTATTGCCCCCTCATCAAAGAGGGTTAAAAATAGTCAGGGGAATTTCACCCCTGACAAATTATTATTCATTATGCTGCTACTGTAATAAACTGGTTAGCCGCTGCCACCCTGATTCCACGATAAGTTACAAAGGCCACATTATCCCTCAATGTACCGTCTGTTGCGTTCAAGCTACCACCACCATAAGACCAAACACGGATGGCGTTACCAGTAGTTCCGCCTTTTTGCGGCTCCTGATACATCATCTGTATGTTCTTTAATGGAGTATAGTTTTTCGCATCCTGAACAGTTCCCATTGGGGAAATAACCCCGAAATTACGGAAGTAATCATCGTTAGGAGTTAAGCCTGTTTGTACCTCTGTATTCCACGGGCTGTACTCTTTACAACGGAACATTACACCATCAATAAGCATATTTTGTGTACCGTATGCAACTGATGCTTCTTGTGAATTTGTCCCTTGTCCCCAAACGTATGCGCCTGCTGGGTATTCCTTAAATATACCATCGCTGAAATCCTGTCTTTGAAAAATATCCATTAACCATACACAGTCTTTTGCACAACCATTTACTTTCATTACACGGGTAATCTCGTGTAGTTTTGAAATATCCAGTGTGCCTGCTGTATAGTTTACAGTTTCCCCATCAGTGGCTATTTTATTTATAAATCCTGTTGAACCACCGCTTGCAGGGCTGTTTACCAATCCCGTATTAGTTACTCCGCTACCTCTCATCATTTTACTCTCAATAGAGTTAATGAAACGGGCTTCTGTTTTCTTTAAAGCCTTGTAGGTAAAGTAACTTGTCCCGGCCTGTTGTGCGCCTCCCATATCCGGGCCTGTCACACCAGTATTGTAATACACCTCACTTAATTCTGCTAAGTCTGTTGCTTGGAATATGTCACGTATTGTAACAATATTGTTTTCAAACTTACGGTCAAGATGTGTTTGAGAATCAGAAGCCCCGGATGCTTCGCCAGCATCTGTAATGCCACCAAAAATCAAAATTTCACCTGCAAGCAAGTGGGTTGACCCTGCTGAAGTAAATGCCTGTGTAACTAATTTTGGACGGATAGTACATTGGTCAACGGCTGGTACGGTGATGATTTCACCTTCGATATTTGAAGATGCTACATATACCGTTTCACCTACCCTTAACGGGGTGTATGTGCTGCTGTAAAGTTCTGTGGCAGGTATATTAACCGTAACTGTTGCCCCGGCTGACGGACTGCTTACCTGAACTAAATTTGTAATAGCTAATTGGTTTTTACCCCGGTTTTCAAACCAAAAAAAGTTGATATTATTTACCTTTTCCAATCCTCCAAAAGTACCTAACCATTGGAAAAAATAATCGTACATCTCTGTTCCATATTCTTCAATGTAACGATTGTAATATTGTGGTGTTAATAGCTGAAGGTTAGATATTAACGGTTGCGTTGCTCCGCCGGATATAGTAATTACTCCTGGCTGAAGTATATTCGCTGTTGGTATTCCTGATGTTGCCATTTTATTAAATGAATTAAAATTTTAAAAAATTGTTTATAGCAACACCTACCAAAAAATCAAGCTGGTTTACCCCATGCAGCTTCCTGTAATTTTTGGGAAACTACTTGTGGGTTATTCAAATCAATAGTACTTGAATTTCCTGTGCTTGTCCCTAAGTTTATGTTCTTTTTTACTTTCAGGTGTTCATCAATACGTTTGTTTGCAGCTTCAGAAGCAATTTTTTGGTCAATCTTATCCCCGGCAATAATCCTTGATAAATCTTTTATCATTTTTGGAGTATTAACCTTGAATGTACCATCTGCCTGTTTTTCAACCCATAGGTCAACGAATAAACTATTCGTATTAAACCCGGTGTCTGCAAATTCTTTAATTTTTGATTTTACCTGCGTTTTTTCATCATCGGATAAATCGTACCCCACTGTAAAATCAACATCTTTGTCTTTTACATTAGTACTAAATCCTTTGAAGTCATTAAAAGAACTGTCAACTGTTTTAACAAATGTTTCAACTTCTGATTTATGCCGCTGAATATCTTCTTCAGTTGGGGCAGCTTCAGCCTGAAAACTTGTTTTTATTTCTGGTAGTGTTAACTCTGATTTTAAATTGCTTAATTCTGGTTGCGCCAGTTTTGCAGCAATTACTCTTTTTTGTTCTATAATAGAACATTTTTCTTTCCATTCCTGCATCCTTTCCTCAAATTCATCTTCTGTTTCAGTTACTCTCTGAACAGGTTCTTTTGGGGGAACATAATTTTGTTTATATTCAAAATCAACTTCCTCTTTTGAAAGTTGCTTATTTTTTAATTTAAGTTGTAGCTTTATAATATCAGCCGCATTATCTTTATCTACTACTACTCCTGAAAGTTCTTCAATTTGTTCATGCGCTTCCAGTATTTGTCTTACCTCTTTTCTTTTTGTCTTATCTGAAATAGCCTCATATAGCCTTTTTGTTTCATCGTCATTAAATCTTATTTCTTCTGGTTTCTTTTCCCTTAGAGTTTTAATTTCATTGATAACATCTTCCTCCTTTTCAAAACCTAAACTTTTATAAAATGGTTCTGAAACCTGTGTTTCTGTTTGTTCATCTGATTTTACTTCTACGGTTGTAGCTGACTGCTCTGTGGTAGTCGTGGCTGCTTGTTCGGTGGAGGCTGGCATTTCTACCCCCCACGCTGCCGCTTGTAAGCGACTTGACAAGTCAGTTTCTACTTTTTGTTCAGTTGCCGTTTCAACTGTTTCATTTTCGATTGACATATAATTAATCTATTTTTTGATTTAATTGGAATAATCTATAAACGCTTGTTCCTGCTGCTGCTGTTGCCCCCTGCAATCTTATAAATTGTGTCCCTACCGTTACCTTATAATTACCTGCTGCCGATATAGCTGTTACGGCTGTACCTGTAGCAAGATTGGTGGCTTGGATAGGGGTAAAGTTTGTCGCTAAACTTGCATCCCCTTGTCTTACCCCTTGTAACGCACCGCTATCTAAACTTCCGTACAAAAACATACTCCCTGCAATAGGGGCTACTATTTGAAACGTTACGGCATCCCACCCACTTGCATCAGTAGTTATATTATAAACACTATTAAATGTTTGAGATTGGTCTGGTATTGGTTTAAAAATTGCCATTTGTTATATTTTATGCTGCCATATCTGGCTGCTGTGATTGCTGTATTTGTTGTTGTTCTGCCGGTATTTGTGTATCTTCCTGCGTTTCATGTGAAACGTTTTGTTGTGCTTCTCTATATTTCTGAATTATTTCCGCTTTCTGCTGTTCATTTTGTGTAGCTAATGGTATCATTAAATTTTCAATAGTAACGCTTACTAATGGCTGTAATTCTGGCGGTATCGGCATACCCTTAGATAAAAGCCCTGTTACCATTGTAAGTACGGCTGTTTTATTTGCACTTTCTCCGTCCATTTTAACTTTAGCTAAATCAATATCCCCTTTAACCCTTTCTGTTTCCTGCTTCCCTTCCTCTCCTGCTTTTGCACTTTCTATCTGGGCTTTAAATGTGGCTTCCTGATTTTGTTGAGCAACCATTTTTTGATTAGACAGGCACTTCTTTTGCGCCCTGTTATATATCATCCACGCTAACTTTACATCTCTTTTTGCCATTTCCATTAACTGAAATGGATTTAAGAATAAAACAAGGTCTGGGTTAGATGCCAGTGCATTATTTAGTGTTATTTCAAATTTCTGAACATCCATATCGGTAGGCAGGTATTCAATATCAGTCGTAAATTGCCTTAACCCAATATCTTCTTTTTTAAGTATATGCCTGTATGCCTGACTACCATAGGTAACACTGTCTTTTAACAAACAGCTTATTTTACGGGATGTAATTTTCATACATTCTGCTACCGCTCTTGGTATATAATCGGTTGCGGTAGCTGCTGCCTGTTGTGAGGCATCTACATTTTGTGCGGTTACTCTGGGCTGCAATGCTGATGTGATAAGATTTGGGTCTTCTCCTATTTCATCTTTTAGTATCTGGTAATTAAATTGATAGTTCCTTATTAAACCATCCATCTGGGTTAAGAACCCTGAATTTTGAAGCTCTGTAATCGGCACTGGTATTCGGTTTCCTTCGGCATCCCTTCCACGATAATAAATATCCCCTGTTTGGTCGTAAACCCTTTTGTAATCCACTGATTTGTTTGCGGCATCTCCTAATCCATAATCTATATTTTGAAGGGCATCTTCGTCTATGGCTGCCCCTGTTGGTCTCATTCTTGAAATACATTGCTGCATTTTAAGAAGGGCAAGTATCATATCTTTAACTGCTGATTCTATCTTTTCAGGTATAGCAAGATTCCTCATTTCAAAATTCTGATACATATAAAAACTATATGAGAACTCTGCATTACCACTTTCTTTTGGATCTTGAGGGCGTATCATATTTGTTTTGATGCCCCATTTTAGCAATGTTTGCGTGTCAGGTAAATAACACCCTTCATATATATTTATGTTATTGTCATAAACTATTTCCTGATTATCGCTTGGTTTTTCTTTTGGTTTACCTGACCTTGTTTTTGGTTCACCGCTTTGAACGTAGGTTGAATTTGTGGATTTTGTTTTAGTGATTGTGTATGGTTCTTTATCAACGGTCTTAATTTCAAATTCAAGTAACCTTACATTCCATTCATCGTATGGCCTTAAATAGGTATTAACCCAATATGTCTGCCATGAAATATTTGAATAGTTTTTAAATTCCTGTGCTGTTTGCGCTATTGTCCATAGCTGTTCTTCGCTAAGAGCAAGTGGGTTGTCCGGATTAAATTCTTTACCATATAATTTACGAAGCTCACTTATCTTTATTGATGGCATATACCCACGAATAGAAGTATCTCTAAAATCAGGGTAGTCGCTCCATGTATAAACTATATTTTCAGGCTTTAGCCATTTAACATTAATAACACCATCCGCCCCCATATCCGTCTTAGTGCCTACCAGTCCTACTTCTGCGCTATCGTGCAACATTTTTTCTTTAAGTACATCTTGCCATCCATTAGCAGAAAGAACATCATTATTTGCAAGTTCATAAAGTATTTCTTCTGCTGTTCTCTGAAATTGCGCTTGCCATAATGCAAGTTCATCTTTATCTTCAGGCATTTCATCTTTATCTGATGGTACAAATTGAATCCCTGTTTGTTCCTGAAGTTGTAATAATTTTTCCTTATATGCGATTATAAATTCAAGCTGTTCGTATTCTTCACGTTTTTCTTTAACTGACAAATCATCTATTGCTGTAACCTTTATCTTTTCTTTTCTTTCCATCCACCTCCCTACAAGCCCTGAAATAATACGTGGTATAATCTGTAATGCCTGCCAGTTTAAACGGATATAGTTCTGTTTAGCATTCATTTGGAAACGGTCTTGGAACATAGCTTGTATGTCCATTCTTCCATTTGACCAATTACGGTTAGTTAAAAACCTTGCATTACGGTTATTGAAATAACCGCCCATCCCGGTTAATACATAACTCCAGAATTTTTCTGATATTTTTTTACCAATTTCGGGAGAAGATTTTTCTTTTATAGAAAGCTGTGCTAACTGGAACTCTTTTAAGATGTCCGGGAAGGAATTAGAATTATTGGATACAGTTTGGTTAGCCAACTCTTAAAATTAGGTACGAATTAAAAACGGATTACGGAAACAAATATACTAATTTTTCAAATAAACAAATATATTTTTTTATGCTTCGTAAACCTCTATCAATGGTGTCCTTCTGGGAGGCGGCGAATATATTGGTTCTAACCCTCCTACTAATGTTATCATAGCACTAACACTCCTATCACTTGGGGTTCGTTTATTCTGGTCATATATTTTCAAATCTTCGCATAATTCAATCCAGTCTATTTTTCTATAATAATGGATAACATAAGTAATCATAGCATCATGCCCCTTGCTTATAGCAAACGGAGTGGTTGGAAATCCATAATGCCTTTCGATAGTATCTTTATTTCTTTTTACTGAATCAATAGAATTTTTGGGGAATTTGGCTAAATAACCTAACCTGCCTCTTTCTTTAAAATAAGTATAGTAATCATCTGCAACAAATTCCCAATAAACTATAACACCATGATATTCAGCGCATAACATTATTTGACTATGTAAGTCATCTTTTTCTGGCGGTCTCCCATATAAGTGCCCTTTAAATGCCCCTGTATTATCGGGGTCTTTTAAATCAAATTTAACGTAAAACCATGCGGATGCCTTTGAACCATATTTTTTACCGCCCTGTTCGCTCGATATACCATCTACTCCAATACAAGCAACCATATTTCTGGCTGGTTTACGCATGGTATTATCAAAGTAAAATTTATTATCATCCCCACGCAAGTTTAAATCTCCAGACCATTCCCAACAAAAATTCAATTCGTGTTTTTCGGCATCTCTCCATGATACCTTTTGAGTATTTAAATCTCTATAATAAATTATACTTCTTTTAAAAACTGGATTCTCTTTTAAATACTCAATCTGTTCATTCAATTTCATTACATCAAAAATGCAATCCGCATTTGCTGACATAAATAATTCTACTTCATTTTCGGGGTTCATCCTTATTTCTTCTTCTAAATCATCCCCCGTTCTTCCTTCTCTCCTTTTTTGAATATACGCCTTAGAACCTAATTTTACATCTTCTTCGGTAATTTCACTTATGGTATTTCCGTCTTCATCTTTCCTAACCCATTTATCTACTAAATATTGGTATTGCTCATGCGTTGGTTCCCCTATAATACTCTCCCCGTATTTACCTATAAACCCTTCGTATCCGTCATGTGCAGGAGCAAAATATCTAACTAATCTATTTACAGTTGGTGTTCTTTTATTTAAATCAGCATTATCCCATAATAATCTAAATTCAGAACCGCCTTTAGTCATTTTATTAACCGTAGATGGCATTTCAATAAATCCCAACCTTTTTACACCTTTTATTAAAGTTTTTGAAATAACCGCAAATAATTGAGATGCCGGAACATCTTTATCCAACTTACCAAATTCATCCAATAATATTCTGGATAAACGGGAACGGTCATAAACATTTAGAACAGGGGCTTTGTAAGTAACTTTAGACCTATGCCCCTCCTCTTGTTTTACCGCATCTATAATACCCTCTTTTATATTAGCAGATTTTTGAGCGAATACTAATTCGCTTACGCTGTCTTCTTTGTTTAATTGTTTTGGTTTTAAAAATGGCGGTAACTGCCTATAACCAAAAGATACCATTTCTGTAAACGTATCTCTGCTATCATCCCTCGATTTAGAAACTAATCCACAATTTGAATTTTTAAAAAAAATACACTCGTATATAAGATTTGATGTTGCTTGCGAAGATGCCCCTTCTCTTCTTTTTTTACCACGAATTATTCCAAGACACCATAAAACATTTTCCCAGTGTTCAAGAAATAAAAAGTATCTTCTATCACAATCTCTATATTCTGGTCTTGTGCCATCTTCCAGTACCCACCACTGTAAATAAAAATAATATTTTTTAGACAGATAAGTAGCTCTCCCATTTATATAAATCCAAATACCTTTTTTACATTTTGAAACTTCCTTAATGGCGTATTCTTTTTGTATTTCATTAAGAATTAAATCACCTCCTTTGTTATACTCTACCTTTTCAAAATATGTTGGCAAATCTTCTCTAACCCACATTTGTTCTATCGCAGGTAAATTAAAATTCAATATTTCTTCGTGAGATGGTTTTTCAGGAAGTTTTACTTTTGTCCCATATATATCTTCGTATTCTAACATTACTCTCTTTTGTCTGCTATTGTATCAATAAACGGTTTTTTATTTATATCTAATTCTTCATTACCAGATATGCCAGCGAACACTTTTAACGAAGTAGCTGAATTACTAACCGTTTCGCTTTTTTCGAGTATTTTAAATACTCTGTCAAAACTCTTGTCTTTAGGGTCATCTATATTTATTCCTGTTAATGAATTAGCGTTAAGCATATCTGCCATTTCATTCATCTTTCTATTCAAAGCATAATATAATTTTGCTGCCCCATTTTGCTCATACATCTTTACCTTTGCTTCTAATTCTTCAATTGTCTTTGCCATATTCATTTAATTTTTTAGCATCTTTTGGAGTAATACCAATTAATAATTTACCATCATTAACCATATCTGTCATAGTATTCATAACTGCTATTGCCTCACATTCCTTATTATATTTTGGATACCCATTGGGTAAAAACCGGATAATATTTTTTTCCCTGCCATTTATATCCTGAAATATCACACAATAATTACAACCTATAAGCGTTTTAACTACCTGGTTTTTATATTCGCCTGAAGTAACCCAAAGGGTATTTTCTAATGGGATTGGAGGCGTCCCTATTAAATGTCCACCATACGGCCTAAACACCTGTAATGCCGTTTCATACGGTTCTATTGCTTTCCATGTTTCTCCATCTCTATAAAGGTAACATTGGTCTTCTGGTACTGAATAATACTTTACGTCAGCATTTTTATTTTTGTATGAATTTATCTGGTATGCTTCGTGGATGGAATTATGGTCAACTATTATTTCAGTTCCTTGTGGTATTTTTTCACTTGAAATTACAATGCAATTAACGGGTTCTGTGTGTCGGCGGTTAAAATTATTGAACTGACGTTCTAAGCGGATAGTATTGCCGTCATTAAAAGAATGTTCATTTTTAGATTGCAAATCTGACTTTACCACAACTCTGCCAGATACACATTTTAATTCATCGTATTCGTGAAGAATTTCTTTTGCCTTATCCCTGTTTATATCATAAGATGATTTACGAATAGATTGTTTTGACTTTTCGATTGTATCTATATCTTCTTTGGAAGAACCATTTTGGTTCGGATTGACTAAGAAAAACTTACTCATAGGGTATTAAAATTACAATAATTATTAAATAATAGCAATAATATCCGTTTCTTTCATAATCCTGCACGCCTGACCATCCATCTCTATTTCTAATCCTGCATTCTTAGCATATAGAACATTATCCCCTTTTTTAACTGTCATGGGTTCTCCTTCAATACCCTTACCTAAAGCTAATACAGTACCCTTTGTTGGTTTTTCCCTTGCGGTTTCGGGTATTATTATTCCAGACTTAGTTACCTTATCCACATCCATAGGTTTTACTATTACCCTGTTATGTAATGGAGTTACAGATTCTTTCTTTGACATAAATTTATTTTGATTTATAAAAAAAATACTACTTTTATACTGACATTCTTATTTTCGTACACTATTTTAAAACAATTTTTATCATGGCAACACATTTTTTAGCAAGAGTTTACGGCGAAATTCAAGGCGCACCACCATTTGACGAAATTTCAAGGGTTATAAGCTATGACACTGCGCCAATTACAAGTTTCTCTAATTTAGAGAACACCTTTTTCCCGTTACCCACTGGTTTACAAATGCAAAGTGGAGCATACTGTTATTCAGTAATTGTTTCACCTCCAAGTGGATTAAATGTTCACGGGGCAAAACTTGTTACTGACCTTTCAGCGACAGCGTTAAATACATTGGCAAACGCCTAACTGTATTTTTATTTCAAAAAACTAAAGCCCTTTATGGGGCTTTTTTGTTTACATGACTTATTGTTTTATTATATAACTCCCTAAATGACCATTCTGCTCCTACCTGATGAAAAAAACCTAAACTGTCTTTCCCAATAAACGGCTGTACATTTGGGGCAAATTGGCAAAGTTCTACTATTCTCGGATGCCCCATACCTTGCGCTAAATTCCACCCAAAACTTTGACAACCTAATAGAAAACGTGAATTTTTTATTGCATAAGCATACTCTAAAAAGTTTTTAATTTCTAATCTTGGTATGTTTAGTTGCCACTTTTGACAAAATAAAAAATGCTCCCTATCCGTTCCGGCAAATATTAAATCAGGTGCATAATTTTTAAGAAAGAAATAATCAATCAAATGATTCCTGTACCTTTCCGTAAAATTTAAAATTACTTTACCTTTTACCTGTTTAAGTATGTGCTTTGGGCAATTATCATTAATAAATACCCACCCATTAGTAAGGTCTATTTGTAAGTCCGGGTAAGCAAACATTATCCATGACTGTATCATAAGATTAGGCATTCCAACAAATACCTTACCCCTTATAGTATCTAAATCTAAGTCGTATTTTTGGCCTGTATATTGTTCATAACTATGAATATATTCCTGACTTTCCATTAATGGTTTCATCATATCAAACATCTCCTGATTCATAGATACCATTTGCCCTGATGAATCGGTAGTAGGATGAACCGCTCCTTTATAATATGCGCTTGGTACGTCAACCATTTGAAGAAACCTTATTTTTTTACCAGTCAATTCCCAATATCTCTTTAATGCTGGCATAACTGCTATTTGGTCTCCAGGATTAGGGAAGTGTTTAACACTGCGTATATCCCACTCATTAACCAATGCTTTCGTATTAGCTAAATCAAGTTCTAATCTTGTTGGTAAATCATGGGGTTTGCCCTTTTGTTTTACTGATTTCTTTTTGGGCTGCACTGACTTTTTTGTATGTCGCATATTTTTGTGGATTAGTTTTATTTTTATGTACTATTTTTAGTTCATCATATATTTCATTAAGTGACTTATTTGGCATCATAGCCTTCCCAGCTAAAGCAAACCGTCTTAATTTTTTTGCCGTTTTACCCCTCATATATTAAATTTTTTACGGTATTTTTTAAGCATATATGGGGATATGCTTAAATGATTGCATTGTAATCTTACTGACCAATATTTATTAACAGCTATTTGCACTTTTTGTTTTATGTTTTCTTCTATATTAAGGGTTGGTGGTGGTGTCTTTTTTAATTCCGAATGTTGCATTTTGGTATATTTTTATTTGAGTGATATTGCATGTTATTATACCACCTCCATCACATAATACTATTGTCCATAAATCATTTTCATGCTGCCCTCCCGGTTCTACATATAATAAATATCCTTCCTTCCCATCTTCAACTACTATTACTGGAATTGGATATGGAGTAAATGTTATCATTTATTATTCATTTTCTTCTTACTGCACCTACAAAATTAGGAAATTCTATTTCAGGATGATGCCATGATAAATTACCCTCATTCAAATTATTTTCACCTACATAATGATTTATTTCATCCCAGTTTATAGGTATATATTCGTATTTACCGGTGCTTACTAAATAATCTGATGCTTCCATTACTTCTGAAAACTGGCTATTCCAATCATGGAAAGCTATTATTCCTCCTTGTACCATTCTATCCTCTAATAGTTTTACTTCTTGCATTGGTAATCCGTCCTGATGGCTTCCACTATCTACAAAAACATAATCCAAATGATTATAATTGGATATTAAATCGGTGGAATATCCGTTGATTATATTTACCCTTACATTGTTTGTTTTACCGATTGTATTAGCAACTTCTTCGCATACCTTTTCGTCTGAAAATTCAGGGTCAACTAAATCAAAACTCCCATTTTTTAACCCCTGCAATGCTGCTAATGCAGATTTTCCTCTATAAGTTCCTAATTCAAGGAAACTACTGCCATTAACCTGTGCCGCTATATTCATAATAGCAATAGCCTCTGAACAACTTAGCGCACCGTTTGTTTTCTTGAGTGTTTCCCAAAAATTATCGTTACCTGTTATCATATTGTCAGGTTATTTGGGTAGTGAAAATCTTTTGAACAAACCCATTTATTGACTTCTTCAAATGTTTGATTATTTAGTCTTTGAAGGGTGTATTTATGATAGTTTTCCCATGTGAATAATATAAATCTTTTGAAATCAAGCGGTGGATAATAAACTCCCTTTTTCGCAAGGCTTTGAAGGATATGTTCTGTCCAATGACAAAGCCTTGTTCTTGGGTATGTGGTTCTCCAATAGTCATAATCAAGTTGACATTTCATTATCTCTGTGAAGTCAAGGGTAGTTCTTTTGCAACAAAAAAACCTTGTGCTTACCCAATAGTTCCCTTGAAACGAATCATCTATTACCGGGTATGGCGACCATATTGAAGGGTAAGAAACATAGTCATAAGTTTCAAGTAATTCAATGTATTCTTTTATTGGTTCAGGAGATTCTGTAAATGCGGCAACATCCCCGTCAAAATGGAAAATATATTTACCTCTTGCATTATACAATCCTGCCAAATAATTCAAGTCGTTAAACCCTGCGAAGTCTTTAATATCTTCAAAATCTTTGTTGTGTTTTCTTATTATAAGGGTATCGGCAACTGATTTTAGGTTTGCCAATTCTTTATCTGTTAAGGGCTCATGTTCATCCACAAATACTATAAACTCTGCATCAAAACCTTTGAATAAGTTATGCTTATTAAGTACCCCTTCATAGAGAAAATCCCTATCCACTACACCACGAAACATTTCTTTGTTGGTGTCGTTTTCAGGACGGGTATCTACATTTATGACTACTGATATATCTGGCATCTATGCTAATTTTTTAAATACAATCATTCCACCACACCTGTCGGTTGCATCCCATTCATGGAATATTTTTTGCCAACCTGATTTATTATTTTCAAAATGAATTGGCAATCCAGATTTATCCAATGCTTTTAAAAGCGATATACTCATATCTGGGTCTTTTTCGTCACCCATTCTTTGCCAATCTCTGCCTTGTGCTTGTGGTGCTGCGTCATGGAAGCAAAGGTAGCCGCCCTTTTTTACCTTATCCCCATAACAATAATAATCACTAACCACATAAGGGAATGAATGATTGCCGTCAATTAGAATCAAGTGCTGTGAGTTATCGGGTATTTGGTTATAGACTTCGTTTGAGTTGCCTATTATTAATCTATCGTATTCAAACCTTATTTCTTCGTTATCTTTTTTGTTGTCAATTCCGGTTAGAAAACATTCTGCGCCTTTTGATTTAATATATTCTCTTATGCCATTTCCTGTTTCCCCTGAATAAATACCAACTTCTGTTACCCAGATTTCGCCATGCGCCTCTATAAGGTCAATAGTTTTTTCTATTGTTCTTGCATCTGTGTTCGATATAAGACCGTATTTTATCATAAATATCTTTTGACGATTTCGGATATACTTTTTGCTATGTATTCTTTAGTGTAATATGTTTTTACAAAGGTAAAGCCATTAATATAGTTTTGGTATAATTTTCCTTTATTATTTACAATATCTACAAGTTTGTCAAGTTCTTTTTTTGTGGGTGGGTTGGATATTTTAAAACTGACAAAATCCGTAAAGTCGTGCAATAAAAGCTGGTCGGTATTTTCACGAATGATGCCACATATTGAAAACAATGCCTGAACCCTTTCATCTGTATAACCGCCCGCCCCACACGATATAAACATTTTGCTTTTTCTGTGTTCGTTTATAAAGTCATTGAAGGGGATTTTTTTTTGCCCCAACGATATGTTACATTTAAGCCGACCATCATCCAATAGACACTTTGCTAATTGCTCTCTTGATGGGGAATGATTGGCTATAAGGGTTACATCGTATTCACGATTGAATAAATCGTCCTCTGTCGATTGTTCTTCTTCATATATAATAGGCTTTTCATAGGGGAATACGTTTGCATATTTTTTTCTTTTATCCAATAGACGACTAAAATGAATTGCCTTAATTTCGCCACCCAAAATATGATTAAATAAATATTGCTGCTGTTCTTTTAATGGGTTAGGCCATTGGTCGGTTGACATATTCCCCCTATCCCACTCGTCAAATGTTACTACTGGAATTTTATTTTCAATCAGATAATCAATATCGTTTTGGTTATAATCAAATTGACGGGAATGTAAGTCAAAGTACACAACATCACATTCACCAATAGACTTAACTATTGTATCCCCGTTAGCCTCCCATATTGGGCAAAACAACGGGAATAGCATTTGATTCTGCGGAACATTTAATGGTGATATGATATATGCTTTCAACTTTTATAATAAATTAAGGTATTTAAGTATTGGTTCTCTGCATGGGCCGGTCTTAGCCCCCCCATTTAAGTGGAAACTGCATGGGAATAATTCCATTTCTTTGTTCAATATCCCTGATTCATTAAATTCAAGTTCATCCAATTCTACCATGTTAAGATTATTGCATAGTGATTGCCAATAGTCCATTTGCATAGGTACAGGTTGTTTCAGGTATTCTTTCATATAATATTCCTGATCGTTGGGATTAATCATACATTGCTTTTCCTCACTCCAATAATCGTTAGATATATTTGCTGCATCCATTGATTCAAGTACGGATAACATAGCTTCTGTTTCTGCTACTATCATTCCTGAATTAAGATACTTGTATGAACTTCCGTGACTATCTAATTTATCAAATTCATCTTTATAGTCTGACGGGAAGCAGTTTTTTTCTGCCCCAATAACAAACGGTTTTTTATAGTTAAGGAAGTTGTTAAATAGTTGTGCGGGGGGTACGGAAAATACAACATCAAAGCAATCTGAAAAAATGATATGTTTTTCTGGTATTTGATTGTTTTTTATTGCTGAATACAAAAGGCGTGGCTTGCTCCCCAAGCCGCCATATTCCCCCGGCTGACTTCCTAATACACTTACTTGTTCCCCATGTAAAGAATTAAAGAAAGCATCAAATGTATAGTACCATTCGTGAGGACGTTTGTTGGCTATTGTTATAATCCGGTATTCACTCATAAATAATAGTGTCTTTTAATTCTGAAAGTATTTTTATTCTTTGGTTTAATGAAGCACCAGGAACGTGCAAAACAAAATTACCTTCTACCCAATCGCCTAAATCTTCCCTGCCTACATAACCTTTACATTCGGGGTATAGGCTGTATCTGTATGAATTTATGGAGGGGTGTTGGAGTACCTTCATTTGGGGTAGTTCTAAGCGAAAATGATTATAAGCATTTTGCTCGTTTTCAAAGTTATCTTTTTGGTTTAATATAAAATCGTTGAATTGTCTGCCGCTTTTGGTATTTAAAATGATTACTGCCCCGCCGTTTAATTCATTAAAATCCTCTGTTATAAAGAAGTCATACCCCACACTAATAAACGATTCAACCCTTGTTGTCATATTGGTTATAGCCGCATCTATGTCTAAATAAAATATCGCTTCTACATCCTTGTGCAGCATTGTCTTTTTAAAGTATTCATGCTTTTTAAACGGGTATTGGTTTCCGTCTTCTAATCTTATCTCATCAAACGAATATCCGTTGCGTTTACAATATTCTTTCATTAACGGCAATGTAATATCCGCTATCTCTTGGTAATTATCTGCGTACTCTGTGCAAACATTAATCTTCATGCTTCTAATTTTCTTAGCGTTGCCTCTAAAACAACAAAGTATTTTGGCAAAGCCACATTATAAAAGTCTGCGAATGTGTTGCATGGTTTGGTTATAAAGTTTTCTGTATGTATAACTTCACCCGCATCCACTTCTTCAATTAGGTATTGCGATTCTACCGTCCCGATTGTATTTTTGTTTTCAATATATTTTTTTATGGGGTTGTGTCCAGGGTATTGTCCTAAACATGGATGGATATTAACCATTCTGCCCGGAACTAAATATTTTTTATCTAACACTTTGTTCCCATGAACGCAAATAAAAAGACCAAATTCACCCATTGTATCAAATGTAACAATTTCGCATCCTAATTTATCTGCCATCCACAATATATTTTCATCGTCAGAAATTACCTTAACGGTATGCCCGCTTGCAACCAGATAAGACAAAGCGCATAGCCCTGTATTTCGCCTTGCGTATAATACTATTGTTTGTAATGAACCCATGTGTTAGGTGTTAATACTTCATACCTCCCCCCATCAAAAAAAGACCTTATTCTTTCGCCAATATGAGGATAATCATAATCATGCCCCGCAAATACGCCGCCTTTCTTTACTTTGGGATACCAGTTATTTGTATCTGCTTCTATGTGTTCTGGGGAATGGTTTGCATCAATAAATACAAAATCCAAAGATTCGTCATCGTATAATTTAGATGCTTCAATAGACGTTAGCCTTACTGGTGTAATTATGTTTTTTATCGGCTCTATATTTCTCAAAAAATCTGTGTACAAAGTGCCGTTCTTAACTACGTCTTCTTCCTGAAGTTCGGGGACATCCCCAAGCCATGTATCCACACAGTCTAATTTTATGTTCTTGCCTGAATTAAATATCGCTACTCCCAAATAACAGGCACTTCGCCCCACCCATGACCCCACTTCTACAAAATGAGAACCATCCCCGAACTTATTAACCATTTCGGTGTATAGTCTTTCGTAATTAAACCATCCGTGTATGTTTTGATAGAAGTGTTCCATTGTTTTTATTGTTGGTATATTGGGAATTTAGATAAGTCGGCATACTTCTGTTCTCCTACTTTTAAGTCCTCCATACCATCAGGATACCTTGCTATAAGAACTTCAAAAAGTTGAATACCCCTTGCGGCACTTGATGGTTCCATATAAACATTCCACCCAAGTTGTGTGAAATTATCTTCCAACAAAGGAACCGCAGAACGACCATCAAAACGTGCTTTCTTTAACCATTCGTATGCGTGTTTATTATCGGTTAAAACCATACCACCCCTGCCAATTGGCAGGTGTTTCTTTATGTGAAAACTTAAACACTGTAACACATCGTTTACGTCGGGACACTTGTTGTTATCTCTGAACATCCCTTTTTTAAATCTTAATGCAGCATCCCAAATACCAAATGGTTTTAGTTGGTATTCCCCGTCCCACTTTTCATTACTGAAATTTACCTTGCATCCCGAATGGATAATAGAACAAGGAACCGATGGATATGTGAAACTGGGGATTGTTATTTCTTCGGTCTTTTTCCAAGTTTCCTTCCTATACATCAATGAAAGAAATATTGCAGCCGAACAGCTTTCTACGGCTACGGCATACTTACTCCCAGCCCAGTCTGCTATCCTTGCTTCAAATTCATCAACTATAAGATATGGGTTATGATTCATTTATTATATTGGATAGATATTTTACGTATGTGTCAGCTTGATAAAACGCTGCCGCTTTCAATGACCTTAAATAAATTTCGTACAGGTCTTCCCGTTGTAGTGCTTCTTCAATAGCTTCTATGATTTTCCACTCCTTTGAAATCCCATCTACTGATTCTGGAATAAATTTTATGCAATCATAATTATGTGTAAAGGGGTAACTATAAGCCAAAAAATCAAGTGGCATAACGCAAATTGAATTTACTATGGACTCTCCAGTTGATCTAAAGCACTTGATTCCGCATCCCGGTAACGAAACTGAAAGTTTACTCATCCCATTAACTGCTAATATTTCAGATATGGGGATACGGGCATAGTGGGGTATCCAAAAGGAAAGCCATTTGTTTTGGCTTTTTTCTTCTGCCATGAAATTATTATAATAGTATATATTATCGCAAACGGCATATCCTTTTCTTGCTGCATTTTTCCATATTTCACCATGCAGCATAAGCCTTGCTTCATGGCTTCTGCCCCAATAATTCATTACAGATATAGGTCTGGCATCAAATTCTTCTTTTGTTTGAGTTGGGTATATTGGCTGAAAATTGGGGTATTCTATTGGTTTTATGGTATCAGTAACGTCTTTTGCCAATAATTCACGTTTAAGGTACATTTTAGGCTTATTTTGGGCAACAAACTCGTTTAACCTTGCCCACCCATCAAATTGTTCAAACTCCTTAAAATGGCTTAAATTACGCCCCACAATGAATGTTTCTTCAATGGGAACATTCCACCCCATTTCAACCATATCTAAAATGGCAAAGTCTTTCCCTTCTAATTCTAATATTTGTTCATTAAATTCAAAGTCCTCTTGTCTTGAAATCAACAATATGGGAATATTTGTATCTAATTTTTGAGCAAAGCCACTCATTACCCCGTCTGTCCTATGTAAATTTGGAAGATATACTTTAGCCATTAGTGTTTATTAAGCGTTATATAAACCTTATCCACTTTAAGTATTTTCATTATTATCTTATAAATTGAATATTCTTGTGGCATTTGTTCCATCATATCTTCATGGCTTAACGGATAAACCATATTATCATAAACTGCAAATATATTTGTGTGGCTATGTTTCATTATTGGTTATTTTAAATCATTATCTTCAAATGATAATCCACGGTCAATTGTTTTCATAAATTTATCAAATTCATCTATTGGTAAATCTACTAAATACGGAGTACCACAAGTAACGCAAGTTATGGGTCGTAAAGTACCATCTTTTAATGTTATTACACTTTCATAGTATGATGATATACCGTTTGGGTTTAGCCTTAACTTCAACCTTACGTCTTCTCCATCCTTATTCACCGCCCAAAAATAAGCATTAAAAAATCCTGCAAACTGTGCTTTTATCTCTGACATTATTGTTTAGGTTTATCTTTTTGAACTGGTTTTTTATTCAAACTATCGGATATGGGTGGTCTAAGTTGCTGATATGCCTGAAGTGTTATCAGGTTTATAATTGGGTTTGCTGTTTTGGCCGGTAGCTCATTTAATGCTCCCAAAATAATATCCCATTGATATACGGGTAGTTTGATTGTTATTTGGGTTGTGTCATTTTTTGAAGACGGGGCTTGCGCTATTGCAAACCCCGTTGTTATACCCATTAAAAACAAAAACAAAACGAACGCTATCTTTCTCATGCTTGAATATGATTTAGGTATTGTTGTGATTGGGAGTTTGTTGCTGAAAACAAAAGAACGTTCCGTGAAGGAAGGTCATCCCAACCACAGCATTACCGATTAAAATTTTTTGATTTGCCATTCTCTTTGTTTTCAGCTACCCCAAAGATATAAATTATTCCGGGATATATCCAAATCTTATTTTTTGTTTTTATTTTCCTGATATTCCTTGTCTTTATAAAACCTATACCAGTCAATCATTCTTTGTATTAGCTTTTCATCATAATCCAACCATACTTCTTCGTTTTCTATCAAATCGTTTATAATTCTAACTATTCTCAAGTCTTGAGAGAGAGTTAATGGTTCTGAAGGTGTTTCTTTATGGAGGGGAAGTGTGAGCATATTTTAATCAAATAATACAAATAATTTGATGGAGGTATTATTGGGGCGGTAAATTTTAATCATTCTATCCAGCAAAAATCTTAAATTCCCCTGGTCTGTAAATCTAACCTCCTTTATAACCTTTTCACACCTTCCCTCTATTCTTACTGTTCCTGTGAACTTAAACTTATAATCTTTCTTTAAAGTTTCCAGCCCAATAATATCTCTTATGGTTATTTCTGTTGACTGCATTTTAATATTTTAATCATCCCCCAATCTAATACATAACGATAAGGGATAGGGTTTAATAAAAACAATTTACTTTTATAAACATAAATCTTGTTGGTATCAGAGGAAGCTACTGGCTTTTCATCTATTGGTGTGGGTTTATGCTTTCGGCTTTTCATTTTATTGCCTTTACCCCGATTTTACAAAGTTTATTATGCAGGTTAATTAGATAAGCAACGGGGGCTAATGATTTGTAGTTGGTGTAAGTCATTGCATGGTTAAACCTGTTTTTCTTTGTCATTGGTAATCTCCTGACTTTTATTTTATCCTCCCTGCCTCTTTCAACTTCGCCTAACCGTGACTGAAATTTGTGAAAGTAATCCCTCATTGCCACCTTCATATCTACTCCCTTTTCTTTGTTTTCAATTAAAAGCCTTACAGCTAATGCCCACTGATTGTTTGTTTGTTGTAATTTCATAATTGTATTGTTTAAGTGGTTAATAATTTAGAATGGCAGTTTTGGATTTTGTGGGGATGGTATTTCTTCTTCTTCAACCACAGTACCCATCTCCAAGATATAGGCTTCGGTTAAATCGGTTGTTACTTTATTGTTGTAATAAATATTCAAAAGCCCTGCAACTAACTGTGAAAATGTTTTAGCATCCATACAGGCTTCTGGAACTTCGTCTGCATGAAGTGAATTTGTGTCAATGGTATAATCATTACCATCTATTCCCGAATTACCACAATTAGCAAGCATCCATCCATCTGCATCCTCTGAATTTACCCCTTTAAAATATTTTCTCATAATTAATAGTTTATTATTTCGTTTTTATATTTCTCAATAATTATTTTTTCAAACTCTACTAATTTTTTATAAACTTCAGTTTCATAATTTGTTAATGAAGTGGGTTTAATATCCTCCCTAAAATACCATTTCCCCAAATCAAATACTATTTCATTAGCTAATTCTTTGGCTTCTTGTATCATTGGTTAATGGTTTTATCTTTATGAAATTCTGCATGTTTAGGAAGCGTTTCTCTCATTTTAACAAGAAACTCGTCAGCTTCTGTATGGGTTACGAACATTCCAATTACCCTATACCCATTATTAATACCCCTTGCAATAGTGTTTAAATTATTTCTTATCATTTCTGGAACAGTGCTTTTGTGAAAGGCATTTTGCGTAGGCGAATATTCAACTACAATAAATCCGTGTAACATAGTTTTATTTTTTAAAAAGGTGTATCATCTTTCGGTTCAGAATAATTATTAGGTTGATAAAAAGTATTATCGCTTGGCACATCGGTAAATTGCATTAGGTGTCCTAAAAAATGTAGTGCAATAGTTCGTGGTTTACCATGCCTGTTTTTTTCAATACCTGCAACACAAAGATTATTTACTGAATATTCTTTACCCCCAATAGTTACTGGTTCTGTCATTTTGTAATATTCAGGTCGCATAAGAAATATAACCGTATCTGCATCTTGTTCTATTGCTCCGCTTTCTCTTAGGTCTGAAAGCTGTGGCATCTTATCAGGACGTTTTTCTACTTCCCTACTTAACTGACTTAATGCAATAACAGGTATCTCTAATTCTTTTGCAATTACTTTTAATGCCCTGCTTATTTCGGAAACAACTTGTTCTCTGTTCTTTCCCTTAGTTTCTGTTCCCGTCATTAACTGGATATAATCAACCACAATATATTTTATCCCATGTTTCTTTTTTAGTAATGATGCTTTGGTTCTTATATCCCTTACATTCATTGAGGTTTTATCTTCGATATAAATTTTACTCCCTGCAATCCTGTCAATACTTGAACCTAATATTTTATCTTCTTCCGGTGTGGTTCTACCTGTCCTTATATTTTCATGGCTTATTCTACTATCAATACTGGCTAACCGCCTTACCAACTGTGTGCCATCCATTTCCAAACTAAACCATGCACAAGGAATATTATGTTTTACACTTGTGTTGTAGGTTATTGATAAAGCACAAGCTGTTTTACCCTGGCTTGGACGTGCAGCAATGATTATTAAATCTGGTGGCACTAATCCGCATATAGCCTTATCTAATTCATATAACCCTGTGCTTTCACCTAATACACCAGTTTCTTTAACGTGGGCGTGTTGCTCTAAAACCTTCATCCCGAAATAAGCAGTATCTCTACTCATCCCGGTTAATACTCGTTCCTGAATTTTTTGTATCTGTTCATCAGCACTTCCAACCACATCAAAGGCATCAGTACTATCATCATAAGCATCGGTAATAGTATCTCCACTTATTCTTATCATTTCACGTTTCAAATACATTTCTGCAATCACTGAAATATGGCTTTCTATATTTGCCCCACTAACAACATGATTTGTAAGTTTAGTAATGTAATAACTTCCACCAACCACTTCTAATTCTTCATTCCTTTTTAATTGTTCAATTACTGTCAATAAATCAATAGGTAAAGATTTATCATAAAGATTTTGTATTGCCTTAAATATCCGTTGGTGAGCATCCACATAAAACATTTCAGGGAATAATCTCATTATACCAATAGCCACACAATCCCTTTCCAGCATTAAAGCCCCTAATATCGCTTCTTCTAATTCCTTTGCCTGTGGTGAAACTTTACCATAAATCAATGTTGAAACATCTAATGGCTGCTTTCTTCTTTTTATATCGGTTTTAAATTCTGTCAATCTCTTATTATTTTAACTTTTATTGGTTCTTGTTCTTTTTTACTACCCCCTTCTTTTGCAGCTTGCATTGTTTGAACCAATCCTGACCATTTCTTTTCAATCGTATGTAAATCCAGTTTACGGTAAAAATCTTCCCCTTTTATAAACTTAGCAATTACTTCCCAACTTTTTGCTGTATCCTCTAATTTCCCATTAACCACTTCACTTTTTTGCCATCCTTTTACTTTTGCAATCTTATAGGCTATATTCAAAAGGGATGGGTAGTCATTATTTTCTTCAAGTTGATATGTTGGGTTGTGTTTCATCCAAACTTTTACCATTTCGCCTATAATACTCTTTTCTGTATTTAAAACAGTATTATTTATATCTCTATTTCTATTTTCAATCGGCATATGCTTTGCATCTGCATTTGTACTATTTTTTAATGCAATTGCATTTCTATGTTTCTGCCAACGTATTTTTGCATTTTCTGACAAATTTGAAGATTTTATTGCCCGTTTTTCCATTTCGGCCATTAATCGTTCATTAAAAAACCCCTCTTCTGCCTCTATAAATTTCTTAATAATAACCTCCCTTCCATTAGATAATGAATGAAAATTATCCTTTGAAATAAACCCTCCATGCTGATGTTGAGCGCAAAGCAGCCTAACGTAAATACCTATATCCTCATTACTCATAAACATAGTCCCGGTTAAGAAGTCGCCGGGGTAAAAGAGGAAAGCAGGGTCTTTTGCCATGATATTCTATAAATAAAAAAGGCAATAATCGGGTTACGATTTTGCCTCTGGTAAAGTAAATGATGTTTCTAATACCCCGTTTATAAGGTCTAATTTTTCCTGTGTGGGGTTAAATGTCTTTTGCTTGAAAATAGAATAAAGAGTAGCATAATTAATATCTGTTTTCCTTGAAAGCCACGCCAAATCACGTTCTATATCCTCCAAGTGCAACATTATATCATCTCTCAAATCTGTTTTAACTGAATTTTCTTCCATTGTAAATAATCATTGTTTACACAAAGTAAAATAATAATCTTGATATGGCAAAATAAATATTTACCAAAATAAATTTGGTAATTCCAAAAATAAGTATTTACCTTTGTTGTAATT